AACCTAGGCTTACCGCTTTGGAGACGGTAGTGCTTCCGTAACACTTAGACCCTAAATGATTAATAAGTCTACGAGCAGACTAACTTATTAATCATGATACATGAGGATTTACTATCGCCCGTTGTCCTCCAGTTGTCCCCGTCGGGAGTCAGTCTATATACCTGCAACGCAACCTTAGTATCGTGCATCAGGTAGGAATCGAACCTACAACAATCAGTTCCTAAGACTGACGCCTCTACCATTTGGGCTACTGACGCAAAAACCTAACACACTAGTTGTTAGGGTAGTATTTTAATTATATCAAATTACGGCGGAAGATACAGGATTCGAACCTGTGGATCTTTCGATCTACGATTTAGCAAACCGCTGCATTCGTCCTCTCTGCCAATCTTCCCAGCGAGCCCCCTGTCAGAGTCGAACTGACGACCCCCGCTTTACAAGAGCGGTGCTCTGGCCACTGAGCTAAGGGGGCACTGCGATCCCGAACGGACTTGAACCGTCGACCTCTTCCGTGACAGGGAAGCGCTCTAACCAACTGAGCTACGAGACCAGGTGTTGGACCAACTTGTTGTATTACTTAGATATCGTTTTCATACAACGCATGGTTGGGCAGCAAGCCAAGAGTATCCAACTTTCTCCGTGGGGCGGTCCCCATTAGTCACTATAACTAGCCGTGGTTACCTTCTTCCGAGCTGACCCACCAGGTCTCGATCCTGGGACATTCGAATTAACAGTTCGACGCTCTACCAACTGAGCTATGGGTCAAAAACAAATCCCGCTTTTTACAGCGGGTTTGTATTGTGAGTAGTAGGATTGGATTTCACCTACAAGGCCAAGTCAAAGTTGTCTCAAGTACCCCTTTTAAGCCTACAGATCTTTATGTTGCTAACATTGAGAGCTATCTCAGATCTTACGTTATCCCCGCTTTTGACACATTAGGATATTCCGTCATACTCCAAGCCTACCGTCGTAGTCTTGTTTGCACCGCATCAAGGAATCGAACCTCGTCCAACGGGTTTGGAAGCCGTTGTGCTACCGTAACACTTATGCGATAAAAGCTTGACACCCAACTACTCAAGAGTTAGGCACCAAGCGGTTTAGGATGGCATTCCTGCAGCAACCAACCTAGTGGCGGATCTGGGATTCGAACCCAGGACCTAAAGCTTATGAGGCTTTCGAGCTAACCGAGCTGCTCTAATCCGCTAAGATGTATATCTTATCATACTATAAAAATATAGTCAACTACTTTGCGCCCCCAGATGGATTCGAACCACCGACGCAGACCTTAGAAGAGTCTCGCTCTTTCCCCTGAGCTATGGAGGCATTGATTATTCTTCTAATTCTATTAACCCTAATTCTTTTGCTACACGCTTTCCTTCTTCGCTTAACTCCATATGAGCTTCTAAATTTTCATCGTACTCAACGTCAAGCAAACCTTTTTCAAATAGATCAATTAGTGTGGCATCTACAAAATCTGTATGAGCCTTCCATAATTCTGGCGCAATCTCTTTTGCACTTTCATCAATAGTAAATATAAATTCACCATTTTCGTCCATGCCAGATACATTTATGACACCTAGCTCAATATAATATTGCAACATATCTTCGTCCACTTTTCCTCCTGTGCGCCAAGTAGGACTTGAACCTACGATTACCGAATTATGAGTTCGGGGCTTTAACCAACTAAGCTATTGGCGCCTAGTTGATAGTATAGTATATATCATTAAATATTGTCAATAGTTTTTTCTACTGCTTGTTGAACATACTCTGAAAAATGTTTTCTTATGCTACCAACGGGCCTCTTGCCGTACGATTCCCATATCCTTTTATATTCAATTATATTGTAATATGTTGTTGGGCAAACCATTTCCTGATTATACTCTTTCATAACTGTTGGAAGTGGAACATGCTTAGTACAACATTTACATAACTTTGCCTGCTCTTGATATTCACTCATAGTATTTGCATCCTGTCCATAGCTTCTTTTAAATGTTCTGGCATTCTTGGAGCTCTAATCATATTATAATGGTGAACTTCTCCATCTGCCTTTTTACCAAAATCATCGTCATAAGACATAGAGTCATAAGTATGTATATCTATCTCTTGATTGATATTTGGCCTTGTCATGCTAATTGCATTAAACACTGATCCGCACACTGCGTCAGCCAAGTCTTTTGAACCTTTTCTTGGGTGGTCAACCTTATCTTTCATAATTTTTAACTGTAGTAATTCATCTATCAATAAAGGAATATATGGGCCATGTAGTCTTTCTTCTAAAACCACCATTGCCATATCGTCATAGTGCTTCTTTGCTACCGACAAAATTTCTGTATTAATTCCGTACTGCTTTAGTTGTTGCATCATGTCGTGAGAATTCCATCTATCGAATGTGCATAGCCTGATTTTAAACCCAGTGGTTCTAAGAGAAAGAATATAATCTTTTACCTCAGTAAAATCAACAGATTTATCTGGTGTTGGAGTCCAGTATCTTACCGCATCCACCTCAACGATTGGAGCTGGTTGAGAGTATGTATCAGTAACTTTTACATTTACCCACTTTTGAACGTGTGACATCGACACTGCACAGTGGTCATGTTTTTGAGCCAGGTCGACGTGAATAAAATATTCTTTATCTGGATCTGGAGCAAACCACGGTTCAAGTCTTCCAAATGAATCTACAGCTAAAGCCGTGTTATTAAAAGCTTTTTCAATTTTTTCACGAGATTTAAAGAATGCATCAATCATTTCTGGAGGCATGCAGGCAAAACGGCCAAGCGCATCTGGCATATTTTTATAAAATTCTACCTTATAGTCTTCTATCTTTTTAGTTGGGTTTACTTCCCAAGAAGGTCTTTTTATTGCATAAACTTTAGGTATTGCATATGAAACAATGTGGTCTTCTTCCCACTCTACAGTAATTTCGTTTCCGTCCGTCCCGTCTGGCAAATCTTCGTCCATCTTTAATATTTTAGACCTAATAATTGTTTCTTTTTCAGCAATTACAGATTCATAAAATTTTTGTATTGGATCGTTTTTAAATCTGGGGAATGAAAGCAAAATTACTTTTCCATAATCAGGGAAACGAGAAATAACCGATGCACGGTACATGTCGTATATCGCATCAGCTGTTTTTGCCTGGTCATGACCTGTTGTGTTTTCTATTGAAAATCCTGAGATTTCGTCAAGTATTACAGTGATAACGTTATATCCTTCCCAAGCTTCTCTTTGAGAGTGCCCAGAGTGTACCGTTATATTCTTATCAAATTTTATTTCTGATGCTTTTGCTTCATACTTACCCGCAAACCAAGGGCAGCGCTCTACTCTTGTCTTAAAACCTTTGAAGAATACGTTGTTAGCTTGCTGAGCGTTTATAGCAATATTTAAAATATCAATCGTATCACCTGGTGGTTTGCCGTAGTACGAAGCTGGATCTTTTAGGCACAAAAGAAGATATACCATATAGGATACAGAGATTGTTGCTGTATAGTCTTTTCCAGAGCCTTTTCCTAACTGTGCTATAACCTCATTGCATGTTTGCTTAAACATGCGCTTGCCTTCTTCTTCTCCAAAAAGTTTACATAAAGTAGATTCTTTATATATCTGAGATGATTTTTCAATTAATGTATATTGATAATCTGATAATGGAGGAAGTCCTAAATAGTTTGGATCTGTTACAAATCTTCTAAGATCTACTGGTCTTTCTTCAAATTCTTCCCCATCAAGGATGTCGATAATATCATTAAAATTAAATTCCATCTACAGCCTCTGGGTGAATTACAACAGCTTCAACTACACCTGTAATTTGAGATAATCTTTTTGCAACCTCTAGTTTGCAATGAGAGCACTGAGCAGTAACCTCTTTTAATATTCCGACCAATAGCTCTTGCTTCTTTTCTGTCTCTGCAATTTGTGCTGCAATTTCAGTGTTTTCTAAAACACCAACGGATTGAAGCATTCCAATTCTTTTTGCTTCTATGTCCGCAATTAGCTTAAGGGTTGTTGCTTTTACATTTAATGCATCTTGAACATCAGCCTGCTGAACAGTTTTCCAGGCTTCCTGTATAAGCATTGCATAGTGTTGATCTGCTCCAGAAATTGCTTCTCTAGCCCTATCACGCATATTACTATCGTTATGGACAACAGACTTCCATTCATCAATAAGCTCTACAACTTCTTTTCTGTTAAACCCAGTTATAGTTGCTATCTGACCTGGCGTGTTTCCTTTTAGCAGCTCTTCAACTACTTTATTCATTCTGTCAAAATGGACAGACGGCTCTATTTCACTCATAATAAACTATTATAATCCTAGTTGACTAAAAAATCAACTTGATTTAGCGATCTTTAATAGAATTAAATATCCTATTAGATCATCTATATCGTTGTCTCCTGGGTAGTCTGTACCCTTCATA